CAGACGGAGGTGCGTAAGCCCTCCGGCGAGACGGTCATGGACTGGGACACCACCGTCGCCACGGTGTGGGCGAGCGTCAGCGGCCTCTCGAGCCGGGACATCCTCCAGGCCCAGCAGGCCAACGTCATCGCGACCCACCGCATCCGCATCCGCTACCGTGCCGACGTCACGCATCTCAACCGCCTCATCTGGCGAGGCCGTACGATGGAAATTGCGGCGGTCGTCGAGCGCGACAACCGCACGGCCCTGGAAATCCTGGCCCGCGAGGTGCAGTGATGGCGGTACTCATCGACGCAACGCAGCCGCGCGACTTCGGCGGGCAGTCTGCCAAGCAGATCGTCGAAGGGTTCGTCAGCATCCAGACGGCCGGCGCTCGCGAGGTTGCCAAGGAGCTTGAACTGATGGCCCTGCGGGCCATGAAAGACCCAGGCCAACTCAAGGCCAAAGCCGCCAAGAAGGCGTCGGAGATCATCCGCAAGGGCTACAAGGCCAAGATCAACAACGTCACCGACAACCTCGGGAAGTCGGTGACGACGCGGATTCGGCAGTACGAAGGGGCGACGGTCGCGATCACTGGCCCGAGAGTCACCGGCCCCGTCGGCGCCGACCCGGACATGGGGAGTGGGAATCACGCCTGGCTAGTCGAGTTCGGGACCGGCGCCAGAAAGCCCGGCACGCAGGGTCGCCGCACCTACGTCAACGTCCACCAGATGATCAACGGGAAGATGAATCGGGCCGGCACGTTCAACAACGAGCAGTTCGCGAGCATGGGCCGAGGATACTACTTCCTCATGGGGTCGAAGAAGGAGCGAACCAGGCAGGCGAAGGCCGGCAGCGGCGGCGACCATGACTTCTGGACGCCCCCAGGCGGCGGCGAGCAGCGGCCGGTCACTCTCCACCCCGGAGAGACGTACCGCTTCATGCCGGCCAAGAACCTGATGCAGAAGACGATCTCCGAGAACTCCTCGGCCGTCCTGGCGTCCCTCATCGCCAACATGAAGACCTACATCGAGGAACTCCGGTGATCATCAAGCCCGAGGACTACGTCTACTACCGTCTGACGAGCGTCCCCGCGGTCGCCCGACTCGTCGGCTTCAACGTCTACCCGATCGCCGTGCCGAAGTCGGCTGGGTTCCCGTTCATTGTCTACAAGCGGCAGAACATCATCCGCGAGACGACGCTGTCGGGGCCGCTCTACGTCCCGCTCTTGTCGATCCAGATCGCCTCCTGGGCGCTCACCCACGACGCCGCCAGGGAGTTGGGGGACGAGGTGCGGCTTGCTCTGGATGGCAACACCGGCACGGCAATGGGGGTTACAATCAGTGATATGAGGCTCGTCAGCGAAACTGACGATTTTCTCGATCCTACGGCCGTCGGAGCACAACTCCCGCCGGCTTACGAGGTCAGGCAACTGTATCAGATCAGGTGGCAAGAAGCCGCCTCGTAACCCTACAGGTCACGACACTGGCGCAAGGAGGCGCGACTCATGGCAGGCGTTTCGGCACAGGGACTCACGTTCTCGTTCGGCGGGTCCAACCTCACGGTCACCTCGGTTCAGGTCAATGACACCCAAGACCTCATCGACGGCAGCCACCTGGGCATCGCCCCGAACGGCCGTCGGGAGTACGTCGGTGGCTTCGCGACCGACCGCGAGGTGCAGATCGACTACATCTCCACGAACATCCTCACGGCCGGCGTGTCCGGCTCCATGTCGATCTCCGGCCCGATCTCGTTCAGCGGCAACGCGACGATCGCGTCGTCTTCGATCGGCGGTTCTGTCGGCGCCCTCGTCTCCGGGAGTGCGACGTTCCGAGTCGCGTAAGCGATGGCGGGATTCGCGGCCCAAGGGGCAACATTCACGTTCGCTGGCTCCCGCGGCAACTTTGCTGGGGCCGTCGTCGGCATCGGCGTCGAGACGCCGGTCGCGGAGGTCGTCAACATGACGTCCCCGAGCGACCCATCTGGCTACGCCGTCCTCGTCCCGACGGGCGAGTGGTCTGGCGGGAGTATCTCCCTGGACTTCATTGCAACTGGAGACACAGGGGACATTCAGAGTCTCGTCAGGGGCATCGGCCAACTGACGTTTTCGTCGCCGCGATGGAGCGTGACGCGACGAGCAATTCTCGAGTCGGCCAACATGGAGGCTCGTGTCGGGGAGTTGGTGCGAGGGACTGCGAACTTCAAGGTTACGGACTACCAAGGAACCTGATTCATGGCGTTGAGCAAGGCGAAGATTCTGGCGGCGAAGGATGTGAAGTTGTCCGAGGCGGTCCCGGTCCCGGAGTGGGGCGGTGACGTCTACATCCGCACGATCAGCGGCACCGAACGCGACAAGTTCGAGGAAGCGTACAGCGAGCAGAAGATGAAGGCGTTCCGCGTTCGCTTCCTCGTCCTGACGCTGGCCGACGAGTCGGGCGAGCGGTTGTTCGGCGACGCCGACATCGACGCCCTCGGCAACAAGTCAAGCGTCGTGATCAACCGGCTCTTCGACAAGGCGTGGCAGCACAATGCCTTCACCGACTCGGCGGTGGATGCGCTGGGAAACGGTTCACCGACCGCCCCGAGCGAAAGTTCTACTTCGACCTAGCGCTGGCGCTGGGCCGGTCGGTCAAAGAACTGCTCGAGACGGTCGATTCGCAAGAGTTGTCGGAGTGGTACGCATACCAGCAGCGGTGGCCGCTGGGGAACAGTTGGCAGCAGACTGCCAGGATATGCCGGACGATCATGGCGGCGTCGGGCAACTACAAGCGGGTTCCTGACGAAGAAGTGTTCATCCCAGCGTCGAAGCGGCCGAAGCAGTCGCAGGACGCGATGTTCTCCGAACTGATGAAGTTGCAGAAGCCTCAAGGATGAGACGATGGCTGGACGCGGCTACCTTGGCAAAATCTCGGCGATCCTCACGGCAGACTCCAAGGGTCTGTCGCGAGGACTGAACGCCGGCGCCAAGGACGTCACGCAGTTCGCGCGGAAGATTCAGAGCACGATCTCCGGTGCCACGAGCCGCGCGGGTCGTGAGTTCGACAACATCCTGACACCGCTGCAAAAGTTGCAGCGGGCGCTCAAGGTCGGCGTCGGCCAGAATCTCAAGTTAGTCAATCAGCAGGAAGTGCAGGCGATCCGGCAGTTCGCCGAGGCCGCCGAGCGGATCGCCAAGCCAGTCTCGCAGGCCGCGAAGGACTTCGCCGGTCTGTCGACCCAGGTGCAGCGGAACTTCGCCCCGGCGCTCGAGTCGGCGCAGAAGGCGGCCGAGCAACTCCGCACTTCCATCGGCAACGGCGCCAGGGTCAGCGAGCGCGACTTTGCCAACCTCGAAGCGAGGATCAACCGCGTCACGCAGGCCGCGAGCCGCCTCCGCGAGGCGGGACAGGCAACCGCGGGCCTCGCCTCCGGCCAGGAACTCCGCTTCCAGCGCCCTGGCTTCCTCCAGCAGACGTCCCGCGCCGCCGCGCTCCAGCAGCAGGCCGCGGCCCTGTCGCCAGAGCAGATTCAAGGCAGCGGCGTGGCGGCCCTCGTCGGCCAGCAGCGGCAGGCGGCCCAGGAGGCGGCGAATCTCCTCTCCACGCTCGAGCGCATCCGCGCCACGCGAAATGGAGACGCGCAGGCGGCCGAGGCCGCGTACAACCGCCAGGTCGCGTCACTGCGGTTGGTCAATGACCAGTTGGAGCGAGAGATCACGCTGTCGCAGCAGGCGGCGAACGCCCAGCGAGAGGCCGCTGCCGACGCCCAGCGACGCGCCGAGGCAGCGTCCAGGTTCCTCAACGTCGACCAGCGCGAGTCGAACCTGATTGCGAACGAGGGCCAACAGCAGGACATTCGCGCGTACCTCCAACTGCTCGAGCAGGCGAGGGCAAGGACGGAAGCGCTGACTGATGCCCAGCGGCGGGCCGAGGCAGCGTCCAGGTTCCTCAACGTCGACCAGCGGGAGTCGAACCTGATTGCGAATGAGGGCCAGCAGCAGGACATTCGCGAATACATCCAACTTCTTGAGCAGGCCAGGGCCAGAACGGAAGCGTTGGCCGACGCCCAGCGGCGGGCCGAGGCCGCGTCCCGCTTCCTGGTTGTCGACCAACGTGAGTCGAATCTCATAGCGAGCGAGGGCCAGCAGACGGACGTCCGCGCCTATCTGCAACTGCTTGAGGACGCGCGTATTCGCACGGATGCGCTTGCCGACGCCCAACGCCGCGCCGAGGCAGCGTCCAGGTTCCTCAATGTAGACCAGAGTGGTTCGCAACTGTTGTCAAACCAGGGGGCAGCGTCTCGCGTCAACCCGCAGCAGGCGTTCCTTGACCGAGTCGGCGGCGAGATCACAGCCGTCCGCAATCAACTCCGCGAACTGCCTGACTTGGCTGGATCGCTTGGCCCCGTTGTCGACAACCTCACGACTCGGTGGCAAAACCTCGGCCGCGCCGGCGTCGGATTTACGGCTGACCAACTGCGGCGAGTTCAGCAGGAGACGCAAGCCATCCAGGCTGCGCTCAACAGCCGCCGAGGCATCGGCCAGCAGTTTCTGCAAAACTTCGGTGGCGAGGGCGTCGCCGGCCTGTCGCTGGGCATCGACGAGCGGCAACTGCGTTCCGTCGGATCGCAGATCGAGTTCGTTCAGAACAGACTCTCTCGGCTGACCGCCGAGCAGCGAGGCCCAGCCGTCGCCGCCCTTGAGGCTTACAGACAGGCGGCATTCCGCGCATTCTCTGGAACGGCAGACAGCGCGGAGCAGGCCGCGGCGGATATTGCACGCACCAGGCAAGAGTTAATCCGCACCGCCGCGGCTGCGGAAGGCGTGCGACCTGGCCGATTCGCCGAGGACTTCCGGCGGGCCGGCGACCAGGCTCGAGGCTTCGGCGACCGCGCTGGCCTTGCTATCCAGCAGGCTGCTTTCGCTGTCGAAGACTTCTTCAGCGTTACCGGCGGCCTTGACCAGCGCATCCGCGCGGCCGGGAACAACATCTCGCAACTTGGGTTCATTATCGGCGGGACAACCGGACTCATTGCCGGCATCTCGGCCGCCATCGGCGCGCAACTCGTTGCAGCATTGATCAACTGGTACAACAACGGCCGCAAGTCTGAAGACCAGACGAAGGCGTTGAACGCTGCGCTCGCCGACCAGAAGCGAGTCGTTGACGCCCTGGCAGAGTCCTATAAGAAGGTTGCTGAAGCAGTCCAGGACGCCGGCCTGTCGCAGCAGGGGCAGCGAAACGCCTCCATTCGGCGTCAAGTTGAGGAGATTCAGCAGCAGCAGCGTCAGGCCCGCGAGCAAAGAATCCAGGCCGTCGATGTTGGCGTCGCTGCGGCTCGCGGAGACGTCGCAAGGTTTGAGCGAGAACTCAACGCGGCAACGACTCCTGGCGAGCAAATTAGGGCGAGGCTGCAACTCCAGGCCGCCCAAGAACGTCAGCGGCAGGAGGAGCAGCGGGCTGTCAGAGACGCCAACCGCAACGGCGCAGGCAACGTCAGGCAGCGAGTAATTGCTGCCCTTGAGGCGGAAATCCGAGGCGAAACCCAACGCGCTTTTGCTGGAGCACGCGCAGCCGGAAACAGCGGTGCGTTCCAGTTGGCGCGAGATACGGAGCGACGCAACGAGGCTCGAATCGCCGGACTGCAAAACATCGGCCAGTCTCCAGACGAAGCGATCAGGGTTCTCGAAGAACGTATCAATGCCCTCCGGCAGTCCGGTGCGACTGGAGACATCATCCAGCCACTCCAGCAAATCCGAGAGCAGCTTCTAGTCCAAGTCAGGCAAATTGAAGCCGACAAACTCGCCGCCCGCATCAGCCGCGAAGCCCTGCGGATCGCGGACGCCATGAACGCCGCCCAGGCCGACATCGCCTCGGCATTCGAGGGTGTCATTGGTGCGAGTGCGATCGAGGAAGAGATTGCCGCGTTCGCGGAGTCACTGGCCCAGTTGCAGAAGGCCGCGGGCGAGGCCGCCCAGGCAGGCCGCGTCGAAGAGGCCAGGGCGCTCAACGATGACGTCAACGCCATTAAGGCCCATATCAACGCTCTCCGCGACGCCGCCGCGGCCGTAAAGACTTTCGGCTCCGAACTGGCGAGGTTGTCGGAGTCGGTCGCCCAGGACGTCGCGACGCTTGAGCAGCGGGCCGAGCAGGCTAGGCGAGAGGATGTTGCCAGGGGGACGCCAGAGACGGCAGCCCAGCGGACGCGAGCCGAAGAGGACGTCCGCAACGCTCGCCGCGCGCAGCAGGAGTTCGAGGACCGCCGGGCGTCTGCGATCGAGCGCATGGAGCAGGACTCCATCCGTAACGGCGATCCAAGGTTCCGTCGTCTTCGTGAAATTGACGCCATGCTGTCTGCCCCAGCCAACGACACTGGCGCCGACGGCACCCGCGGCGGCACGGCCGAGGAGCGTGCCGCTGCCCGCGAGGAACGCAGGAGATTGCAGGAGAGCATCAACGCAGACGCGGAGCGCGACCCCGAGGTTCAGGCTGCCAGACGTCAGCGAGACGATATGACGCGCCGCGCGGAGCGTGCGGCGTCAGGCGACCGTGGTCGCGAACTCGCGATGACGCCAGTCCAGCGAGCAAGGCGAGAGGTCGAGCAGAGCGCTAGGGACATAACCGAGGCGTTCACGGTTGAACTGCAAGGCCAGCGGTTCGTCGCCGACGTCGCCGGCCGCAACGCCGCCCTCAACCGCCTCGCCGAGCAGCAGTTGCAGCAAGTCGCCCCGATGCTCGCCGGATTCCGCGAGGAGCGGATGAACGCGATGCTCCAGGGGCCGTCGCGGGCGGCGCTCAACGTAGCTGACGCCCAGACGATGGAAGGGAATCGCGAACTCAACCGCCTTCTCCGCGGCGACGATCCCAACAAGGACGTCAACCTCGTCGAACTTCAGAAGCAGTCAGAACTGCTACAGGGCGTCATCGACGCCATCAACGAACAGGCCGGTCAGGACGTCGTGGAAATCAGAGGATAAACATGGCAGACATTTCTTACGGTATCACGCTCAACGTCAACAAGGGGTTCCTGTCGAGTCAGGTCAATATCTCCGGCGTGACGGCGAGCATGGGCATCGCCGGACTCAAGTCCGACACCTACACGCTGTCGACGAACGCTGTCAGCATCACGACGGCGAACCTGTCGGCCGTCGGCATCGCGTTCGTGCGAAACCTGTCGACAGCGACCTCGGCGACCGCCCAGGTCGGGATCACGGCCGGCGGTTCGTTCGCCCCATTCACGACCATCAAGGCCGGCGAGCCGCAGTTGTTCCGATTGACTACAGGCGTCGACTATCAGGCCGTCGGCGTCGCCGGCACCCGGCTCCGCGTCGACATTCTGGAGGGCTAGTCGATGCCGAAGTTAGTCAAGGAGATAACGTCCGGCAACGAGAACAGCCGCTCCGTAGACGGCGGCCAGGTCGCGGACGTTTCAGTGCGGTCTTGGCGGGTGATCCTCAACTCGCCGTCAGAGGCGTATGACGTCCAGCAGGCGATCGGCGTCTACATCGGCGACACGCACCCTGTAAACACGCAACTCCCGTGCGTCTCCATCTCGGAGAAGGCCGAGGGTGACTCTCGCGTCGTCCGCATCGTCACGGCGAACTACCGGACGACGCCTGGAGCCGATCCAGGCAACGATCCAAACAAAGAACCGCCTGACATCAGGCCAGCGCAATACAGCATCACATCGTCGCTGATGGAAGTTCCGACGACGAGGTGGCGACTCATTACGTCCGTCGGCCTTGCATCTCCGACGCCGCCGCTGAACCCCGTCAAGGACAGATATGACGGCGTGTCGATGCTTGTGCCGATCATCTCAATCAACATCGAGCAATTCGACAACTTCCCGACTCGCAGGCTCGAGGACGCCGGGAAGGTAAACAGCGACGACTTCACGTTTCTCGGCCTGCCAGTTGCCAAATACACCTGTATGCTGCGAAATATCTCCGTGCAGCCGGTTGTTGAGTCTCACGGCGCGGCCTTGTACCGAGGATTCAAGCGCACCTACGAGTTCGCAATCAAGACCAACGGCGGGTGGTTCATCGACCAGTTGATCGAGGGTTTCAACATCAAAAACGATGGCGTCAATCAGGCAGGAGTCGACAACGGAGCGCTGAACCTCAAGATCGTCAATGAAGAGATCGTCGGGTGGCCTAACGCACCGGAGTTAGCCGATGACTCGCAGGGAAAGAAGATGCGGGCCAGGGTGCTGATCAGCGCCCCCGAGGGCGCCGTCACGCAGCGTCCATCCGCCCAGCCGGTGGCCCTCAACAGAGACGGCACGCCGAGAGACGTCGAAAACCCTCCAGGTGGCGAGGACGCCGTCTTGACAGACAGGTATTTGACTCAAGAGACAGTCGCCTTCGGACCAAACTTCGTCAACATGGGCGTCCGCATCTTCGACATCGTCTGATGGCTGAAAACAAGTCCTACCAATTCGGCCCCGTTCTGACCGACCGCATCATCAGCGTGGTGAAGCGCGTCGACTCGATGCCTTACCAGGCTGGGCTGTCGCGGATACAGACTCGGTTTGAGGATGAGCCGTCCCCCGGCCAAAAGCTCAAGCGCGGCACCTACACCGGCTCGTGGGCCATCGGCACAACGGCCGTCGTAACGCTCGTCGGCTCGACGCAGACCTACGCAGTCACTAACTACTGCATCGACGCCGAGGGCAGCACGGCGTCGTCGGCCTCGTTCAACGTCGTCTTCGGATCCGTCATGGGGACGCAGACGGCGGTCGAGGTTGAGTCGCCACCCAAAGACATAATTCGGGCCTGCACGTTTAGCGGATCATGGGCAATTAACGAAACGAAGACGCTGACATTTCAAGGCAGCACAAACACCGCAGCGGCCTGGAATCAACTATTCACGATAGGAGACGCCTGCACAGAGCAGATAGCGTACATCGCGAAAGTCCCAACCGTCGAGCAACAGAATAACCCCGCCTGGCATTTGCTGAACGTGCAACACCACGAGACGGCCGTAATTACTTCAGTTTCATTAACCACAGCCGCCATCGAGTTCACTCGCATCCGAGCCTGGATTCCCTACCCCGGCGAGACGGCGACGCTCTCGCTCCCCATCTCAGCAGAAACCGCATGCTCGTAATCAACGGCGCGTTGGCCGTGTTCAACGGCCTGATCGTCAGTACCTGTCGGTTTTGGTGCGAGTGCGTTCGCGGCGGCACTTTCTGCAACGGCGAATGCCACTGCGAAGAGGGGCAGGGGCAGGGGCAGTGCTGCAACGACGAGTGGAAAACGGAGCCTGGGTACTGCTGCGGCGACGAAATCTGGAGTCCTGAAAACGACCCAGACGCGCCATGCGAGGAGGGGTGGACGTTCCTGCGGTGGGGCGACGAGGTAGATCAGTGCTGCGGGTGCGTGCCTCCGAACGCCATGAATCCAGAACTGAACGGCGGCATCGAAGGAGCCGAAAACGTCGCGGCTGGCCTGTGCTGCCCTGCGTGCGACGGCGCGATCGTGTTTCGTGACCAGTGGGGGGAGTGTCCTGGCCGGTGCTGCGAAAATGGCAATTGCCAAAGCAAGAAGCCCTCCGAATGCGCCGGGCAGTTTCTTGGCGGATGCTGCGATCTCGGGTGTCCGGTGCCGTGCTGCGACCCAGACGACGGGCATTGCGTGGTTGTCGATCAAGCGACTTGCCCAGCGCCGTCCATTCGCGCCACCTCAAACAGTTGCGATGAAGCGGCCTGCGTAGGCGCATGCTGCGTCTACAACGAAGACGGAGACTACGTCCTGCACGAGTCGTCGCCGACAACGAAGGCGAACTGCGACGGCGTCGGCGGCGAGTTTCAGGGCGTCGGGACGACGCAGTGCCTTATAAGCACGGAGCCTGGATGTCCGCAGAACGCTCGCTGCCGCCCGCCGTTCGACGCCTGCTGCTGCGAAGAAAAAACCAGCAAGGCTGCTGGCCTGACCTTCTACCAGCCACGCACTAAGCGGCTGCCGCCGATCAGCGACACGGTGTGGGTGCGGGTGGAACTTGAATCTATGTCGGCCGTCCGCGTTCACGGCGAACTGTATATCCCGACGCCATACGACCGGTGCGTCCGCGAGACGATTGTGTTTCC